ATGAATTGCCATCTGCAGATAAAATTATTGCTCAAATTAAACTAGATAGAGCAAACAGAATGAGTCAAGCAAATCAACCTGTTGTTCAGCCACAAGTTACTACCGCTACACAAACTAATGTTGCACCAGTAACGCAACCACAGGTTACGCAACAAACTCAACCTGCTGCAGTTAATACAACAAAAGTTCCGCAAACAAATGTATCTGCAAATCCTACTCCTGCTGCAAAAACAACATCTACCATTCCATTTGTAAATAGACAAGATGTTTCTGCAGTTACAAGACAGCAGTTAAAAGATAATCAAAGTGAAATTCAAAAAAGATTAACAGATTCATTTACAAGTTTAAATAATTTTGAAAAAACAGTATACGATATTATTACAGATAAAGATTTTGATAATGCTTTTGGTCCTTTAGCAAGTAAGCGTGCTGGTATAGAAGGAACTTCTGCATTTAAAGTAAATAACCTTATTACAAGTACAGAAGGTGCGTCTTTAGTAAGTGAATTAAAAAAACTAAAAGCACTTTCACCTTCTGGTGCAGCTGGAACAGGAAATTTATCAGAAAAAGAAGGCGATAGAATTATTGCTTCTTTAAATAAAATTAAGTTAGGTCTTCCTCCAGAAGAAGGTAAAAGAGTAGTTGTTGAGTTATTACAAACTATTCAAGCTGCAAAAGCTAACCTTAATCAAGGATATGCAAATGATTATGGTAATGACTTTGAGTTTCCAAAATCAGAATTTTTACCATTAGAAACAAAAGTAAAAACAGACAAAGGTGAAATTAAAGTATATTCTGGTGCAAACCCATATATTAAAAAACGTTTCCCAGCCAAAGCGTCTGGATTAGATCCAAATGCACAGTATTACATTATGAATAACGAATTATATTATTTCTAGGATAAAACATGGCTGAAGATTTATATAAATTAACGCAAAATAAAGTTCCAGACATTACTACATCTGGTCCATTAAAAGCAGGTGCTGTAGCCGATGTTCCAACAAACTTTTCTTTTTTACAAGCTGGTGCAAATGTGCCTCAAAACTTATTGGATATATTGCGTGGTGGCTACAATGTAATCACTAACGCACCACAAGTTGGTTATGCAGCTGGTGAAACTCTTGCTGGAGGTGCACAAGCAGCAGCAAGAAAAAGTTTAGGTCAAATGTATTCTCCAGAAAAAGTATTGGAAAAAATGCCAGTATCTAGACAAGAAGAAATGTTTAGAGCATTTGCAGCACCGTACCAAAGTGCAGAATCATTTAAACAATATGCTCAAGAAAGACCAGTAGAGGCATTGCTTGATATATCTACAGGTGCTGGTATTGCATCTAAAGCTGTGCCATACAAAATTCCATCTGTTACAGGCAAAGTTCCATTTACAGAGAGACAAGTAACTACACCTGCTGTAGGATTTTCAGAGTTATCTAAAGTAACAAATCCATTATATATGAGCGGTAAAGTGCTAGAAGCTGGTCTTCCTCCAATACTAGGATTAACAACTGGTGTTGGTGGTGAAGCTATTAAAAAAGTATATGAAGCTTCTAAAGCTGGTATTGATACTGCAATTAATCAAATTGTAGGAAAAACAGAATCAATAGAAATATTAAATAAAGCAAAAGCTGGTTTACAAGAAATGATTGCACAGAAAAATTTGCAATATTCAACAGCTAAAAAATCAAGCCAATTTAAAGGTACAGATACTGGATGGGCTGCAAGTCCAGCTAAATTAGACTTTGCTCCAATTAGAGAAACTTTTGATAATGTTAAAAAATCTATTACTTACAAAGGTCAAGTAAGTGTTGGTGATAAAGAATTAGCAGCAATTAATGAAGTAGAGAAAATTATTAATACATGGGAATCTCAACCTAAATTACATACAGCAGCTGGTTTAGATTTTTTAAAACAAAGAATAGATGCTGTGTATCCAGACGATGTAAAGATGACTCAAGCACAAAGAGTTATAGACACCACTCGTAATGGTGTAAAAAACTACCTTGTTAAAGAAGTGCCAGAGTACAAAAAAGCAATGGCAGATTACGAAAACTCTATTGAAACTATTAGAGAGATTGACAGAGGTCTTATTGGTGGAAATAAAGCATCTCAAGAAACAGCATTAAGAAAATTATTAAGAACAACTCGTGATGAAACTGGTGTTAAATTATCACTTGCTGATAAAATGCAAAAGGCTACTGGCATTGATTTATCTACAGAAATTGCTGGTGCATCTATGAAATCTTTTGAACCAAAAAGTGTTCTTGGTACTTTGGGTGGTGCTGGTGGGTTACTTAATATTGCATTTGGTACTGGATTAAGCCCATTAACAGCACTTGGTATTGGTATTACATCGCCTAAAATTACTGGATTGCTAACTCAAGCTGGTGGCAAAGTAGCTAGATATGGAACACCTATTGACTTAACAGCTAAAGCAGGTGTACAGCTTAAGAAAGTACAAGAGGCTCAAAGTTTATTAGAGCCAGATTTATACTTACAACAATTAGATAAAATGTATCAAAATCAACAATGATTGAATGGCACGATTTATACCTACCCCCTATAAACTTATATAACGCTCCGAAAGGATAAGATGGTGAAGTCAGACGTAGAATCAAGATTAAGTACACACGAAGAGTTATGTGCCTTACGTTATGAACAAATAAATGCAAGACTCAAACGTTTAGAACAAATATTATTAGGAACAGCAGGTTTCGTTATTGTATATCTACTAACTAATGGAATGAAATAATGCAGTCATTAAGAAATTTAATAGCATTAATTTTAGGTATGTCCATAGGTGTTTTATTAGCACTTGCTATGGATGCTAGAGCAGATACAACTACTATCAACTATAAAGGTCAACCACCACCTAGTGCCATTAGCCCTTCTATAAGTGCTTTTAGCCAAGACGTTTGTATTGTTCCTGTTACTGGTTCTGTATCTAGTACATTGTTTGGCTTAAGTGGTGGCTCTGGCTATAAAGACGTTAATTGTGAACGCATTAAACTGGCTAAAACTCTTAATGATTTAGGTCTTAAAGTTGCAGCAGTATCTATCTTGTGTCAAGACGATAGAGTATTTGAAGCCATGATACAGTCAGGTTCACCATGCCCTATAAACGGTTCTATAGGTGATGCTGCTAAACGTGGTTGGTATGAACGTAACCCTTCTATATTCAAGAAACTATATGGCGATACATACACGATACCGCTTGTTCCTGACGAGCCTATTACTACTTCTATCCCTACAAGGAAATAATGCTTATGCTTGGTATTGCAACTATACTCCAACGCCTGAAGGATATATGCTTCAAGGTTCTCTTGTATGTAATGGCATTGATCCACAAATTGCAATTAAAGACTATTGGTGCGTATCTTATAACCCAAGTGACCCAATATGTAGTGCGTATCAAACACCTGCTTGTTCAGACTTGGTTGAAAATCAAACCACTGCTTGCACGTTACCTCACTATAGCGGTGCTGTTAATCAAAGCAGGAACTTTAGTTGTTCTACGCAAAGCTGGTCAGCTTGGACAGAAACTAGCAACAATTGCACACAAGATCCTCCAACGTGTCAAACAAGCACTGAAAATAGACAAGTAGCCTGTCAAGCAGACTATGTAGGTTCTATTACAGAAACTAACATTTCATCTTGCCCAGATCCTTATGGAAGTCCTGTATGGAATGGTTGGGTAGAAACAAATAATACATGTGTTAAGAGTGCTACAAACGTCACTAACGTGAGTTCTCCAGTTAGCCCTAGCTCACCCCTTAACCCAGTAAATAACCCACCTCCACCGCCTCCTGCAGCTGCTCCACAGCCACCTCCTGAACTACCTAGAGTAGAGTCACCTCCTGTTAAGGTTGAACAACCAAAACAGGAAGTTAAAAGCGAGCCAAAAGCAAAAGAAGACAGCCCAAAAGAAACACCAAAGACTGAACAAAAGAATGAGAGCAAGGAGAGTCCTAAACTTGACGTACCAAAGGGTAAAGAGCTTGTACATGGATTTGGAATAGTTCTTTCATTAGAAATACTTAATAAACCTATTATACAACAAATAGAAATAACAGACGCATTTAAATTTGATACGGAGATAAACAATGAGTTCGGAAAAAATCAAAACCTTCAGCTTGAGCTTATCCAGCTCGGCACTTCTGAAATTGATTTTAATAGCATTGCCAATAGTAGCTGGCTCGGCATACGCAGGCATAACTTTTTACAACAAGATGGTTACGGCAATTGAAGCTGTTGACAGTTTAGATTTAGCTCCCATAGAGTCTAAATTAAATGGTTTAGAAATACAAGTTAAAGCAATAAATGAAAGACAATACCAACTATCTGAATCTATTATGAAAGCTAGTGAAAAGTCTTCAGACGCTATTGCCAACTCTCGTGAGACTTCAGCTATGGTATCAGGTCTACGTAAAGAATTAGAAGCAACCGTAAATGCAATGGATGATAAACTAAATACTGTTAAACGTAGCACAATGAACCCATTATCAAAATGACATTCATTACAGAAAATAACATAGCTAACCTCTATAGTGCAATTATAGAGATGCCTATATTTGATGAATACAAATTACCACCAGCATCTAAAGTAGACTTTGTTATCGTAAATGACAATGCTATATGTGGAGAATATCAACCACCAGAACAAGGTGAGCCACATGTTATTACTATATCTACTGCAAGACATTCTCACTTATACCCTGTGTTAATTACACTTTGCCATGAAATATTGCATATGTGTGTATATACAGTTTCACCAAAAACAGAGCAGTACACAAGTCATAAAGGCTTGTTTCTTAAATTACAAAAACGTGTAGCCAAAATGTATGGCTTTGATCCAAAGGAGTTATAGATGTTAAGTATTTTATCAGGTATATTAGGTTTTGCTACTTCAGGCTTACCCAGTGTTTTAGGTTTCTTTCAGCAAAAAGGTGACCAAAAGCATGAAAGAGAAATGGCTAAACTACAAACAGAACGTGAATTAGAATTAGCTAAAGCAGGCTTTATATCACAAGAAAAGATAGAAGCTATTAAGCTAGACCAAATAGAAGTTCAAACATACGCACAAGAACGTGAAGCATTATACGACCACGATAAGAAGCTAGTAGAAAATGCAAGTCCTACAGTTAAGAACTGGAACGCTATGGTTAGACCTGTAGTAGCCTTTATCTTTGTAGGTGAGTTAGTGCTTATCAACCTTATTTCGTTAGTATGGGCTATGTGGTCAGGTGTAGACTTTGTTGTAGCGTCTCAAGAAGTATTTGGCTCTGAAGAAATGGCTATTACTGCAAGTATTATTGGTTTCTATTTCGGTTCTCGTACATGGGAAAAGAAACGTGAAAGTATCTAAAGAGGCTATCAAGTTAATCCGACATCATGAAGGTGTTCGTAATAAGCCTTACAAGTGTCCTGCTGGTTTATGGACTGTCGGTGTGGGTCATCTTATTGGAGATGGCAAGTCTCTTCCAGAAGCGTGGAATAAAACATTTACAAACGAGGAAATAGATGGAATTCTTAAACACGACCTCAATCGTTTCGAGTTGGGAGTATGCAAGATGCTACCTAACGTGCCTCTTCGACAACACGAATTCGATAGCATTGTTTCTTTTTGCTTCAATCTGGGTCTTGGATGCTTTCAGCGTTCAACCATCCGTCAAGCGTTGCTTCGTGGCGATAAAGAAGCGGCTATGGAATCGCTAGTTAAATATTGTAGAGCTGGTGGTAAAGTCTTAAAAGGCTTACAAAACAGAAGATTGGATGAACGCAGACTATTTCTTGGTATATAATAAGTAAACTTATAACTAAAGGTTATTATGAAAATTTTACTTATTGATATAGAAGTAGCACCAAATACTGCTCATGTCTGGGGTATCTTTGACCAGAACATCTCTATAAATCAATTATTAGAATCATCTTATACCCTTTGCTATGCAGCCAAGTGGTACGGTGAATCTAAAATCATGTTTGATTCTATTCAAAAATCTGGCAAACAAAAGATGCTAGACTCTGTGCATAAACTTCTCGATGAAGCTGATGCCATCGTTCACTACAACGGTTCTAGGTTTGACATACCCATACTACACAAAGAGTTTTTATTAGCAGGTATGCCGCCTCCAGCACCCGCTAAACAGATAGATTTGCTTCAGGTAGCTCGTAGACAATTTAGGTTTGTTTCTAACAAACTAGATTATGTATCACAGGCTTTAGGTTTAGGTTCTAAAACAGAACATGAAGGTCATACATTGTGGGTTAAGTGTATGAATGATGATCGTAAAGCTTGGAAGACTATGGAAGAGTACAATAAAAACGATGTAGTACTACTTGAAAAAGTTTATGACAAGTTTAAAGCATGGATTAAAAACCACCCTAACCACAATGCGTATTCCGCAAATACAGTATGTCCAAATTGCGGTTCTAGCAAATTACAAAAGCGTGGTTCAGCAGTTAATTTATCACGACACTATCAACGATTCCAATGTCAAGGATGTGGTAAATGGAGCAGATCAGTGAAATCAGAACAAGTTACAAAAGAATCAGTTATCAGCATATAAGGAAAATTATGAACATTCAACAGTTATGTGAGCACATGGTAGGCAAAATGGTAGTAGAAGCAGAAGCCTATTACGGTGAAGACGTGCTTATTATAATGTTAGATGACGGAAGCCACATCGAAATTAGTGGTGATGGGCTTTCCGTTTATTCAGAAGTACCAGAACTAGACGATTAAGTTAAAATCATTTAATTCTTTGTTTGGTAATTCATACAAATCAGCTTTTGTTTGAAAAGATGTATTATCACTTCTAGTTCTTACAGTACCTTTTTTATAAAAACTAGCTTTTTCAATAAAATCATTTTTATCTATCCAGCCACAAATAGTTAATATCATATTGGTTCTATTTAAACTACAAAATATGTATCTATCTACTTTGTATTTATCTTGCAATCCAATTAGATTATTTACAAAATATGGTTTTGGCTCACAATTTCTTCCCATAGTTTTTACATCATATGTTTTATCTTTATATGTAAAATCTACTCCATTATCAAATCCATTAGATTCAATGAATGGTAACCCTAAAAAATCTAAAACAACAGACTGACCTACAATACCTCTTAACTGTTCAGAGGCATTGCCATCAGCAACACCTCTATTACCAAAGTTAGTTTTTTTTAGTAAACTTCTACAATGACTAACAATTTCATCCTTGATCGGAATGTTAATCATCAACCATTTCTAGTCTTTGTAATTGAGCAGCAACCTCTGGTGGATTAACAACATCTTCATCTTTAACTATCTCTAATAGTTTATTTTTATACCATTCAGACTTGTCTAAATCTTCCTCAAACTTGCCTTTAAAAGGGTAGCGTAAGTCGTATTTCATCTTACAACCTTTTAGGTATCCAATAAACTCTTCTTTTGTCAAGCGACTTTCAATTACATCTATTGCCTCTATACCACCTACCAAGTAATGCTTTGGATGATTTACATTATCCATATGATTCTCCTTTTAAAATTTACTTCTTCTTAAAATCTTCTTCATACTCCTTCATTTCAATATATTCCAACAAATTTGTAGCTTATCCCAAAATGATAATTTCTTTGAGTTTGCTACAGTATAATCTGATAATGCTTTTTGTATGCCTGCTTGTAGTATAACTTCTCTACCTGCTTGGTTCATATCTAAAGTTAATTTACAATCACCTGCTTTTGTATCTTTAATACTAACTACCTTGATATATGGCTTTGTCATACTAACCTCCCACTATATTGATAAGTTCCTGTATGGACTAATTGTGTCCATGCTGCACCATGTACCTTGATGCCATTATCACGAGCAAGTTTACAGAAATGGTAGTCTTCAGATAATAAATGACCTTGCTCATCTATACTTGTTGCAAAGTATTCAGTAATTTTGTCACCTAGATCAGAGTTATTATTTGTGTCATTCATGTTATGAATATATGACGGACATTTATCTTTTAACTTCTCAAACACTTCACGCTTAATTAACATAAAGCCTGTGCCACCATATTTAATTTCAAATGGTTTATCTGTAGGAACTAATTGCTTTTCTTTTTCTTCTATAGTGCTAACAACATATTCACCAGTAAAGTATTTAAGTTGATTCTCTGGCACTTTTTTTTCTATAGCAAAAGCTACGCCATTCCAATTAATTTCTTTTTTAGGATATAGTCCACAAAGAATATCTACATCAGCATCCAGCATCTTAAAGAAGTGTTCTGGCTCAAAACTAATATCAGCATCTATAAACATCATGTGCGATGCGTCACTTTTTAAGAAATCATTCACAAGTGTATTGCGACCACGAGTAATAAGACTTTCGTTATAAAGGAAAGAGAAGTATGCGTCTATGTCTTTAGAGATAAGCCATGCCTGTAGTTTAAGCATAGACTCAAAATATGTGCCATAGCACAAACCTCCGTACATTGGTGTTGCTATAAATAAACTAGGTTTCATAATATTCCTATTCTGGTATAAATGTTGATGCTTTTCTCCATGCAAAATTTTCTTTAAATCTATTATGATTAAAATTATTATTTTTTATAAAGTCTTCTTTTGACATAGACAATGAACCATCTTTAGATAGCCTATAATTTACTGTTGCTTCACCAGTACAACCACATTTTGCTTTTGACTCTAATAAACCTTTTAAAAAATTTCTATCTGAACATATTGGATAATACCATTTATAACTTGTTTGTCTAGCTAAATTTGTTTTTACAACATAACAAGAATTGTCCACTAAATATTGTTTTGCTGTATTTGGGAAATAACCTAAACTTTCACAATCATCATCACAAATATAATTCCCATCATTATCTACGATACGCCTTAAAGAATAAGCCCAATCTAAATTATTTTCTTCTATTAAACCAACCGTTTTTTGTATATGAGTTTTTTCGTAAAAATTATCATCATCTAAATAACATATAATATCTTCAGAAACTACAAACGGAGCTAAAGCATATACTGGAGCCATTCCATATCCATTACTGCCATTATTATTTGGAAGATATATTGGCACAACATCATTATATTGACTTAAAATTATTCTAGATTTTTCTTCAAATTCTTTCCCATGAATAAAAACGTAGTGAGTTGCTTTTCTTGTTTGGCTTTGAACACTTTTAATTGTATCGTGTAATGTTTCTCTTCCTATTGTTGAAGTAATAACTGCAATACTATTAGTCATAATTTACCTTATGTAATTTATGTATAATTTTACAGTCCATTGTTTGCTTCAATTAATTTTTTGCTATCATATTTTTTAACATTAGTTACTTTTACAATATTTTTGGTATCTGGTATTAATGGTGTTATCGTAACATTGTGAAGTTTTAATTTAAGGTCTTTTAACCATGAAAGTTCCGTAGGTTCTGAAGTCATAAGACCAGACCATACAAGTTTCCCTGTGCTGTCAAACTCTTCTACAAGCCATGCTAACGGTTTCATTAATAAAATACCATCCTTCCTATGTGGACTACTTTCTTTTTATTCCAAATAAATTGCATATCTATACTATCATCATGAAAATAAAGACTATTTGCAACTGGGTTAGCATACTTCTTAAAAACTAATGTGTCAAGTACCAGTAATTGAGTTTCTAAAAACATTTTTTGATCTGGTTTAGCTTGCTTACCATTTACATAGTTTTCTACTCCTATGAACTGCCCACGACTATATACAACCTCACAAGCATCTTTGCCAAATCTTTTAGACCTTACTCTATTTGCAATCACATGAATAACCCCTAACTTTTCTTGTAGTGATTGTGTATTGACTTCTGTATAGACTGCTGTAGCTATACAATGAACTTCATGCTCTGTAAGTTGTATGTCCATTATGGTTTGTAAACATTGTAAACAAGTGGATGAATAACATCTGCACCTATAATATCTATTATCTTTTTTCTAATAGAATCTTTATGCACGTTTACTACAAAACAACATGAATCTAATAATTCGCTATTAGTAAACAACCATTTAATAGCGTCTATTTTGTTTTCAAAATTAATCTTATGATGATACTTCATATTTTTAGTACCTGATTTATTAGGTGCGTGTCTATATAGAGCATCTTCTACTGCTTGCGTTAGTATACATGTTAGCAATTTACCTTCTGGGGTATGTGCCAACACACTATTGTCATCAAAATCTATAATCTCTTCCATAATGTCTCCGTATTTTCATTAGGGTAATATAAATATTTCTTACTTGCTTTTGTATCGCAAAAACAACATAATTTGCTAGACAAACAATTTTGTATGTCATAAACAAGGAGCAAACTATGTGGACATCACCATCAGCAACTGAAATGCGTTTTGGCTTTGAAGTAACTATGTACGTTATGAACAAGTAGTTATAAGCACTATGGGGATGCTCCTAAAAAGGAACATCCTCATCTACTGCTGCTTGTTTAGGCTTAACATCACCATCTTTGAGCTGTACAGATCCACTAATAAACTTACCTTTAGCACTTTCTCTAATCCAGCCACTAATTCTAAATTCAATACCATCTACGTTAGCAATGCCTGTGTAGTCTGGTCGTTTAGGATTGTCTCCCTTATCATTCTTAAATAAAGTAAACGTGTTTGTGTTGTCATATTCTGCCATTTTATTTTCCTTGTGTTTTATAAAAATTTGCTACTGTGCTACCTGTAAAGTTATCAGGATTACGTTTAATTAA